CGTGCACCAATATCCTTAAATTTTGCTTTCCCTCCACAAAACGGGCAGGGTTTCAGTTCGATTTCACTCATTTCCTCTTGCCTCCTTGTACGCCTCCGGCAGATGCGCCCAGGCGATAACCTCCAGCTCGCTGTCTGTATCGTACAGGTCAATATAATCGCAGCACGTTGAGATCGCCCAGCCGTTTTTGTACCTCACACCGCTCCACACAGCGCTGGTGCCTGTCTCCTTGTTGCGTACTGTTACCAGCACATCGTCTTCCAGTCTCGGCAGCTTTTCGCTGACCGGTATCCATTCAATTTCCGTTTTCATTTTGCTTTCCTTCCTCAATCCGTTTCAGCTCTCTATCCAGCTTAAACCCGACGCTCCGATCCACAAGCTCCGGTCCGAGGTAGCCCCGCATCTGTTCCATCATGATCAGCAGGTCGCCGGTCTCTTCGATCAGGTCGTCCCACCTCACAGACTGGCTGCGGAACCGCTTGACTTTCTGTGCTGCAAGAATAAACTCAGACGCTTCCTCCACCGCCTGTTCCAGCTGCTTCCATATGTCCCTGTGAGACATGATCTCCCAGAGTTTCTTCTTCTGTTCTGCGTTCATGTGTTCCTCCCTCGCTTTTGCCGTTCCATCATTTTTTTTAGATATCGTTCCCGGTACGGTCTTTTCATGTATGCCGGATTCTCTGCGCTTGCTCTGGCACGCTCCTGCGCCCGTCTGGCAAGCCGTGCTTTGTATTCCGCATAATCGCGGGGCACTTAATGTGACAGACCGCACAGCGGCTCTCACAGCCTTTACAGGGCGCATCCGGATTCTTCGGTTTCTTCTCTTCGCTCACGCCATTTCTCCTCTTCCAGCGGTGTGATGGTAAAACAGTACCCCGGCTTCGCTTTGTGCCATATCTTCTGCGCAAACAGTTCCACCACAAGGGCATCGTCCTTCCAGTATCCAAGCTCTGTCATGATGTCCTGCATGCTCTTCAGCAGGTTGTCCACGTCCGGTCTTGTCAGCCGATAGTCCCCGTCATGATGTCCCTTGCTGTACGGGAACCTCCACTGCACCGCAAGGCGCACAGGGCAGCAATACGGTTCTTCCGGCACAAACGGCTTCAAGTACGCCCGCAGCGTCTGCTTCATCGCTTTCACGTTCGGCGGATCGTAGAAGATCACTCTCCCCGCACTGCAATAAGATTTGCGCTCCTGTGCCGTTGCCGTGCACGGTCTGCACTGGATATAGAAATGCAGTCTTTTGTTTTGCATAGAATCCCTCCCTGATTGCCCGCCATCCCACCGCTTGCCTGCTGTTACGTCTCTCCGCTTTTCGTGGTATGCGCCTGCATCAGCACATCCACCAGCCCGCTGCTGATCATGGACTCCGGCAGGGTGTCCTCCAGGTACTCCCGATAGGCAGAGGTTCCGGCGGACTCCTCGGTGTGCGGTGCAGCAGCATCGAACGAAACAAGCGAAGCGCTATCTTCTTTATCTTCTTCTACTTTCTCAATATCTTCTTTTACTTTCTTATACTGTTGGGACGACCCTGGGCTTACCTTGGGACGACCTTGGGACGACTCTGGGAATTTGCTTGGGACGCTCTGAAACTTGTCGAAGTGATTGATCGCAAATACGGTATATTTCGGATACTTCGACCTTGTGACCTCGCCTGTGGCTTCCAGATGCCGTATTGCGGTTCTCACTTTGTCCACGCTGAGCTTGGTTTCCTTTGCAAGTATCGCATAGCTGGACACCCGGCTGCCCCGCCTGACCGTGATCCCGTGCCACTTGCTGTCCTCGATGGACACCGTCAGCAGCAGGTGCAGAAACACCACCTTCGTGTTGACATCGTCGTACCACTCCCACTTCAGTAGGCTGCGGTAAAGCTTGATGAAGCCGTTTTCCAGCATGTTGTATCACCTCGGTTAAAACGGTGTCTCTCCGTCGCTGAGAATCTCTTCAAAGTCGCTGAGATCGCCCAACTGCATGGGTGTCTGCTGTGCCACATCCCGCTGGTAGGTGTGCACCGGAGCGCTCTGCGGGCTTGCCGTGTGTCCTGAAGGCGGAGCGCTCTGGGTGCTCTGTGCACCATCCCTGTTTCCCACGAATCCCACATTGTCGCAGTGCACCACCATGCTGTGGTGCTTTGTGCCGTTCTGGTCGGTGTAGTCGTTGTTCCGCAGCTCGCCGGACAGCTCGATCCAGCCGCCCCGGCGGAAATACCGGCTGACGAAATCCGCCGTCTGCCGCCATGCCACGCAGCTGATAAAATCCGCCTCCCGTTCTCCGGTCTGTTTGTTGGCGAAGCGGCGGTTCACCGCCACACGGAACTGGCAGACCGATACGCCGCTCTGGGTCTGTCTGAGTTCGGGATCGGCGCAGAGCCGGCCGGTGATGAGGATGCTGTTCATGGTTAACCTCCTAACACATCTGAGAAGTCCGCTTCCTCCGGTGTTTCTGCGACTTCTGCGACTTCTGCGACTGCGGTCTGCTCAGAGGCCGGCGCTTCCACATGCTCCACAAATTCCGTTGCGCCATCCTCGTGCAGCACTGCCATATCGCTGGTAATGGCACGTTCCATCTCAATGGACATGATACCCCACTTGCTGATCAGCTGCCGGAGCATGGTCTTGCACGCCATTCCGTCAAAATCCTTTTCCCAGAAAGTGTACCCTTTTCCGGCGGAATAGCCCTTGGAATAGCGGCGTGCGTGGGACTCCATCTTCTCCCTGCTCCAATAGATCGCCTTCCGGAATCCGTTGGTGTATTCGAACATGGCATAATATCCGGAGGTTGGTGCTTCCTCCCGCTGTCTTTCATCCGGAATCAGCTGCACCTCGATTTCCTCATTCAGCGGGTCGAATCGCACCAGCTCTCCCGCTTTGATCGGCAGCACATTCAGCTTTTTGTACTGTCCGGAACGGATCGCCAGCTGGATATATCCCTTGTATCCCAGCTGGAACTGCGCTGTTTTCCGGTGGTTCTTGTTGTCGTTGAACGGCACGAGGTAATATTGCCCCAGCTGCGGTGACGGCGACAGGTTCAGCCCCTCGCCCAGAAGCCCCGCAGAGAGAATTGTCCCTGCATCGCACTCCTGAAGCGCCGGATTTGCACTGACTGCGGAGGTGATCGCTGTCACAAATCTTGCTGCACGTTTTGGGTCTGCCAATGTGTTCTGGATCAGCCGCTTGTATCCGTCCGACTGAATCGCAACAGTAAACGGAAGCTTCTTTCCGCTGCTGCTTGCCAACTTGTTTTGTACTGCCATGTTATTTCATCCTTTCTGTGTCCTGATAGATTCCGCTTTCTGCGCTCTTCCGCAGCACACGGAACGAAATCCCCTCTCGCCTCATGTAGTCCCGCAGATCCATCATCTGTGTGCGTGTACAGGTTGCCAGAAACGCAGCAGAGCCGACAGGGTCCGGAAGCGTGACCGCCTCCCGTGCTGCTACCATTGCATCCACCTCCGGTGTCTCCGGAATGCGTTCCGGCGGGGCTTGCCGTTTCTGCTCTGCTGCTTCTCTGCGCCGGAAGAGTTCCGCAGCCTGCAGCGTCTTGGTCATGTTATAGTGTTTTTGATACTCTGCAAGGATTGCAGAGAGATAGGGCTTGTCCCGGAACTGCTCCCGCAGCACTGCCAGATCGTTCCGGATTCGGTCGATCTGATCTGTGAGTTCCAGTTTTAGCGCTTCTGTGCGCTGCGAAACATTTGCCCACTTCGGATTCAGAATTGCATCAAACCGGATAAATTCCCGCAACTCCCCGTCCGAAATGTAGTCCTCAAAGGTCTGGTACAGCTGGTTGTATTTCTCCTGCTTTCTCGCATCCTCAAAGCTTTTGAGCTGTGTGTCAATGGCGGCAATGGGGGCTTGAATCATGCTGACAAGCGCCTTGCACTGTACCTCAAATGCCTCATACGGGGCAAGACAGGTGCGCTTGATCTCTTTCCGCTTGTCCTCGATTGCTTTCACCAGCTGGTTCAGCTTCGCTTTGTCTGATTTGGCAGCTTTGATGCTGTCCTCTGTGACCACCAAATTCTGATAATACGCCAGTTTCGGCGCAATCTGCTCTTTCAGTTCCTCGAAATTCCAGTCGATCTGCTGCGGCAACACAGACAAATCGGTATTCACAACAAAATCCATAAAATATCACCACTCCTCTCTTAAATTTCCGGCAGGATCAGCGCCGGTTTCATCTCGGCTTGTACCAGTTCCCAGAATGTTTCTTCCTTTTCCAGCAGCCATGCCAGATCGTCAAGAACATCCGCACGATTCACAAAATATTCCCGTATCTGCTTTCTTGGTACACCGCCGGAATGGTATCGAAGATATGCATACAAATACACGAAATCCCATCCGGTGGCGAGCAGCTGGTGCAGTACCTGCACATAATAGTTCTGCGGCAGACGGTTTTCCCATGTCTCCCACTGTGCAGCGTTCTGAATGGTGCAGGTCTTGATTTCCAGAATGCCCTTGCCGGTATCGCCGGTCAGCTCCCCGTCCAGTGTGGCGTAGAGCCAGCTGTGCCTGTCCTCGGCATACATCCGGTATGGATGATATGTCACCTGAAATTCCGGATGCTCGACTTGAAACAGGTTTCGCAGCACGGGTTCTGCTGCTACGCCAAATGCAACCGCAGGCTTGTCCGAGATATCTTCAGCGCAAGAATGCCCTGTCTTCTCCTCCCACAACTGCACATTCGTCTTGTAACGATTCATCCCGACCACACATGCTGCATCGCTTCCGCCAATGCCACGCTTTCGGCACGCCAGCCAATCCGCACGTGTTTCGGGATCACACAAAATCATTTGACAAATCCCTCGCTTTCTGTTATACTAGTGATGGTTTATTTTTTATCCAAGTCCCCGTTACCGGTTGCCGCCGGTGCGGGGGTTTTTTCTGTCCGGACTCTGCCGCAGAGCCAGTCCAGCGACACGCCGAAATAGTCGGCAATGGCGCAGATGGTGGACAGATTGGGGCAGCGCTGGCGGTAGTAGCAGTTCTCCATGCCCCACAGGGTCGCATGTCCGACGCCGACGTGCTGCGCCAGCTCCTTGAGGGACATCCCTGCGGCGCTGCGCATGCCGTACAGGTTGGCGGCGAGGGCTTCTGGATGGTACGTACACATCACACATCCCTCCCGAAAATCCGCTGGTGCATCTCGTGGAGCAGCTCCCGTATGATGACCCTGCCGCTGACCTTGGGCACAGTGTCGGGCACGCTCTGATGCCAGTGTCCGCACCACTCTGCGGGGGTGTAGCCCAGCGTCTTGCAGCGGGGCGCAGGGATACGGGAGCCGTCCTGCTCTGTCGCCGTGCCCAGCGCTACCACATAGGCGGGCGTACCGGTTACCTCCGGCGCAGCCAGACTGCACGTGTACAGCTCGTAGGCGCTGCGCCATACTTTGATGGGTTCATGCATTGGTCTTGTCCTCCTTTTGGTAGCTGAGTGCGAAAAGTGCAAGCGCCATCGAAGAAATTACGTGCGACTTGCTTTCTCCGCCGTTTCTGACAATCGCTTCGGCGATACTGTCTGCGGCAGCAACATAGCCGCTGACCAAATCCCTTGCGGATACCTTCTGCGCAATCAGATGCACCTCTGTGGCGTTCCTGTCCTTGTCCATGTCAATGATGATTTCAATGTGTTTCTTCTTTTCTTCCATTGTTCTTTTCCTCCATATGCAGCTCCCGCAGGAGCTTATTCTGTTCTTTCCGTGTGCAGGGACTGGTCAGTATCTCGTGGCGGATTGCCGCCGGACTCCATCCCTCTGACAGCATGCGCCGGACGTTCCGCCGGAGCTGCTGTGCCTGTCTGGAGGGCGCTCCGCCCACTGGTGCAGCTTGTCCATCTGTCCTGCCTCCTCTCGTGTCCTCGAATATCCTGCACGGGTACAGCCTCGACCGCTCCGGACAGAGGCTGTACCAGTAGCAGGTTTTGCAGGTGGGTTCACTGCTGTTTTTCCTGTGGTTTTTCTTCCCGCAGGAAGTCGTATTTTCCGGTGGTATCATTTCGCACCTCTTCCACAAAGCCGTGCACGTTCACGCCGAACAGCATCCGGAACAGGTCATCTGTGGTGAACTGCATCTCCGGATTCACACGGACTTCCCGTATATTTGGACTTGCCATGTGTCCACCCCCTTTACGCCGCATCCCGTTCGATCAGCGGGTAGATGTCATCGGATTTCAACAGGTCATAGATAAACAGCCGTCCCTTTTGTGTCCAGTAGGTGTGCGGGTCGGCAGCGTGCTCTGTGCCGTCATCGCCGTGGTAGGTGTGCGTCTTGGTGCTGGTGTAGCCCATGCCCGCATACTTCTGATACAGCAGCCACGTCTTGCCTTGCTTGTACTGCACGCCGTGCTGGTGGAGATACTCGTTCAGCTTCTGGGCGCTCCACCCGTAGTCCTTTGCGATCTTACCGATGGAGATCAGGTCCTTGCAGTTCAGCACCACGTCATAGTAGCTTGCCTTGGGCTGTAGCTCTGCGATCTGCTGGTTCTGTACGGCAACGGTGGTCAGAAGCTGCTGTTTTTCTTTCTGCTCTTCAATCCAGCGCTGTGCACGGAGCACGGGGTCTTCGATCATGTAGCTGTCACGCTGCGGAAGTCCATGTACGCTGAAATAGGTGTCCACCAATACTTCATACGCTTCCCACGCCATGTCGGTGTTCAGGCTCTTTGCCAGCATCAACGCTCCCTTTTCCGTCCAGAGGTAGAGCACCGCAGCTCGCTTGTCAATCAGTTCGGAACCGTCAGGATTCACTGCCCGACAACTTGTCGCCCAGTCCTTAAACTCCTTTAGCTCAGCTCCAGTCAAGCAATAATAATGCTTGCCCTCTGTGTACCGTTCCTTGTTCCGCTGGAAATTCCGCTGGATTGCATCGGTGTTCGTTTCGTACCGCTCCGCAATTTGCGTAGTGGTCAGCACCCGCTGGTTGTTGGTCTCAATGACCTGCAAATTGTCGTTCATGCTTCGATTTCCTCCTCTCTGTTACATTGCCATTGTATCGGCGCTGTGCTCCTGCGACTCTTTTTTCACGATCTGGAACCGTGCCTCTGCTGCTGCCATGCCGTCCTTGTACCCTCGGATATATCCCCGCAGTTCCAGAAAACGGTCTACCGGCGCTACAACATCCAGCGCCGCATGCATCAGCTGCTTCGCCTCTCTTGTCTCTGTCATACTTCTCACCTCCCTTTGCGTCGTGTTTTGCCGCCTTGCGGCTGGAGAGCGGTTTTGCGCCATGCTCAGGGCGGTGTGTTATTTTTCCAACAGCAAGTCTTTCAGCTGTTGCATTCTGCATTTCACCTGTTCATGCGTCGCAAATATTTCGGTGGCTATTGTTTCTGTTTCTGCGATATAGCATACTCTGTTTGATTTTTCACCAGCAATGATGCTTGCCACAGCATCTAAATTTATTAGATCGCCGTCGTTCAATTCAATCCATCTCATATTCACACCTCCTCTGCCGGCTCGATCATCTCAAGCTTGTCCAGTACATATCCTTGCAGATTTGCGATTGGCTCCAGTGCCCGTTCCAGCATTTTACTGCCGGATTCCATGCGCTTATCCAACAGCCGCGCAACCGTATCGCTGACTGACAGCACGATGCAAGTTTCGGCGATCTCTTTGACTGCCTCCGGCTTTTTCATTGTGTAGGTAACTATGATTTTTTTCATGGTGATTCTCCTTTTCGTTGTATTCCCGGCTCCGGTGTGGTATAATGAAGCTTGGAAGGGGGGTGAATAATATGAAGTTAGACTATGACTGCTTACGCTCATTGCTGTTAAAGCTGGAGGCTTCTGAAAATCTTGATGATGATCTGCACTATCAGTACATGACACTGGACGATATGGCAGAGGCATTGCCGAAATTTCCAAAAAGCATGATTGCATACACCACTTTGAAAGCGAAAGAAGGCGATTTGATAAATGCAAGCATCATGAATGCAGATGGATGCATTTATGCGTGCACCTATTCCAGCTTGACCTACGATGGACACCAATTTCTTGAAAACATCAGAAATGACAGCATCTGGGATAAAACAAAGTCAATAGCAAAAGAAATAGGCTGTTCATCACTTCGTTCATTGGCATCTATTGCCGGGAAGGTCGCTTTTGATGTAATTCAGTCACAATTATAGGATTTTCATTCTCATCGGTTACGGCAAATTCTTTCTTTGTGGTAAGAAAGCAGCCATTCGGTACCTGACAAATCCCTTTTTGGCACTCTGTATTTTTCTGTGGATCACATAGATACAGCGTGTCTTTTTTCTCATCCGTTTTCATTGCATTTCACCTCTTTCTTTTACAATTATTCAATTCCCTCTGTGCAAGTGGTTGAATTTATCACCGTTTTGTGGTATAATTTGATTGAAGGAGGTGATATTCATGAACAATGGTTTGCTTGATGGTCAGGAAATTGAAATTGACTGTCCGAACTGCGACAAAGAAATCACAATCACTATAGGTTCCGGAAAAAGTAGTGTGATTTGTCCGCATTGCAAACAGGAAATTTCTATCGATGACACAAATCTTACAGATGCACTCGAAGATGCCGAAAACATGCTTGACGACTTACTCGATGGTCTTTTTTAAGTCGAGAACATGTTCCAGTTTCTTGGCAATCGTATCGATCTGTGCTTCTAAGCCGTTCAGCGCTTCTTGCAGCTGGCTTGTATCACCTTTGAGTTCGATCACATAAGGAAGCCGTTTGGGTTCACTGCCTGCTTCCCGCTGGATTCCCAGCAAATCATCTGCCGTGCAATCCAGCAAGGATACCATTTTCTCAATGGTTGCAATGCTTGGTTCTCGCTTTCCTTTTACCCAGTTACTGACAGCATTTTCCGTTACGCCTAAGCTGTTGGCAAGCATCTTTTGGGTCATTCCTCTTTTTGAGAGGATTTCTTTTAGCCGCATCATTTCTGTCACCTCCCTCCTGTGTCCAGTCGTTTGCGTTTTTTATAAATCACAGTTCTCGTTCAAGTGTCATGCCGCACTTCGTCACATAAGCAAACATCTCACAAACATTTAACGTACAAATATCTTCCTGTTGCAAAATCGTTCTTTTTGTCAATGTGCAAACATTGCCATCAATTTTTAAGTAAAGTCGCTTTTGACCACCACAAAACAATTTCATGCAATACCCACTTGCCGCCATTATCCCGTCTAGAAATGCTTGTGTGTCTGAGCACTCTGACTCATCTTCTCCTAAAGAAATTACTTGTATTTTTAATCCAGTAAATTCTTTGAGAGTTTCTAAAACAGTTTCAAACTTTGTAGTGCACCACTCGCTATTTTCAACTAAGGTACGCCTATAAAATCCTATCAATGCTGACTCATACATCAATGCTTTTCTTGACGGCATCGGGCTGGTGTAGGCTATTTTTATAATTCTTTGCTCAACAGGTTTCGCTGCGAGCGATTGTGCTCTCAAAATTACATTCTGAGAAATCCCGATTTTTACAAGACCGCTTTCGCTAAGCATGACATATACATGCTTGTCTTTCACTAACATCACCTCCTTGCTGTGATTCTATAATATCACATTCGTGGTATCATGTCAATGCTTTTTCCTATGTTTGTGGTTTAAAATATCATTTTCGTATGATTGCACAAAATTAAATTATCACTTTTGTGCAATTTTAAAGCCTTTTTCACACATATCGCACGTTGACATTATCACGAATGTATGATACAATGATATTATAGTGAGGAGGTGAAAGAATGGAAACAAAAGACATACTAAAATCACTGCGTAAGTCAAACGGATATTCTACAATGCAAGAATTTTGTGCTGCGGCAGATATCAGCTTTAGCACATACCAAAACTATGAGTCTGGAAAAAGAGTCCCAACTGCCGAGATACTTGTAAAACTCGCCGACTTCTACGGCGTCACCACGGACTATCTTCTCGGCAGACCGGATGCCAAAGCGCCGGCGGATCTGATCCGGGCGGTGGCTGCGGAGCGGCAGCTCACCAGCGCCCAGCAGGGCATTCTTGCCGCATACCTCTATATGGACAGCGGGGACCGGGAGAAGCTGGTGGAATATATCCGGCAATTTGCCGCAGCAGCAGAGAAAGCGGATGCGCCGGAAGACCGTGCCACCATGACCTGCGGCGAGGTGGAGGACTTCCGGGAAGCGCAGCTGCACGAAAAAGGCGCAGCTGGGTGATCTCCCTGCGGAAAAAATAACCCCAAAAACCGCCGCCCTGCCAGAATCAGCAGAGCGGCACTGTACATAATTATTTTACAGTTATATTTGCCTTTCTGCGTATTCAGTTTTACGCCCCGACCATCAGCAGTCGGAATGTTTCCCTGCCCTTGGGTGTAACAAGGTCCTGTGTGCCTTTCCACTGGGTTTTCTCGTTCACGCACTCTTTCCGTTCGAACAAGCCGTCTGCGAGGGGCTTTGCGTAGGCAGTCAGTTTCCCCCGCTTATCCCGGTACATATACTTCTTTTCCAGCAGGAACGCCACGAACTGGCTCTGCTTTACGCCAAGCTCCCCGGCGGTCTCCCGGATGCCGGTCAGCAGGTTCCGGTCAACCAGTTCGTCGAAGTACTCCGCTTTCGGCTTCATGATCTGGTTTTCCACCGTCAGTGCGGAAACGGTGATCTGCATCTCTTTCAGCCTGGCGGTGGACAGCTGCAAAGCTCTTGCCATGATCGCATCCGGGCTGTTCCACTGTGCTTCCACGGCAATGAAGTACTGCCGCATCTCCTTGCCCTTGTCTGTCCGCTGGAGCATGCAGAGTTCCTTTGCCATGGGGATTGTCAGCTGGTGGTCAATCTTGTTCTGTCCGCCGTGCTGATTTTCGCTTTCCAAATTTGGAAAGCAAGTTGCAAAGTCAACGTTCTCGGAAAAGCCGTACTCGCACATACGCTTTACCCATGTTGTATAGGGCGTTTCCACGCCCAGTGCCTTGTGCAGCTCTCTCCCCGATACCGTCGGGCGGTCTGCGTTGTCGTAGTGGATTTGAATCAGGTCGTTCATATTTCACCTCAAAAATTTCTCTTGCCATTTGTCTCGTTTTGTGATATAATAAAAAAGAAGATAAGGGCGGCGGCAAGTACCGCCCGTCTTCTTGCTGTTGAAAAGTCCTGTATGAGTTACCGCTCGAGCAGGGCTTTTATTTTTTCCTGTGCTTCTTTCAGATCATTGCATCCGTTGAGGATTTCAAGAATCATTTTCAAGAAGGTTTCCAGTTCAAAACTGTTCATGTCTTCCATGTTTTTCTCCTTTCTGACACCTGCCGTCTGATTCAGCTTTGTTCGGGTTTGTCCCTTGCTGTGATTCTATAATATCACATATCCGAACATTTGTCAATGCGTTTTGTTCGTTTCTGTAACATTGCACAAAAGAATTGGTTCGCTTTCGTGCAAAAAAGATACTTTTTCCCGAAAGTCAAACACAGATATTGACAAATGTTCGGTTTTGTGATATTCTATTATTGTAGAGAGGAGGTGAAAAAATGATTGGCGATACATTAAAACGACTAAGAACGAAAAAAGGTCTTACCTCAGAAGAACTGTGTTCTAAAATCGGAATAAAAGGCGGATCATATCGCAATTACGAACGCAACGACCGAAAGCCAGACTACGACACGCTTGTAAAACTCGCCGACTTCTACGGCGTCACCACCGACTACCTCCTCGGCAGACCGGACGCCAAAGAGCCGGCTGACCCCATCGCCAGTCTGCCCACTGTAGACGAAATGGAAAAGGACCTGTTTCGAGAGTGGCTTGATCTGGACGAGGCTTCTCGGAAAGCGTTTCTGGACGTCCTGCGAAAAATCGTCGCCGACGACCAAAAGCGCCAGGCAGAAGATTCCCGCAGCAAGATCATGACGGTAAAAGAAGCCGCCCGCAGCGACGAACCAGGCAATGCCCCGCATACGGCGGACTACCCGCAGGCTCTGCTGGATGAAATGGACAAAAATGCACCTAGGACGGACATCAACACATAGCCAAAATTTGGTTTGCAAATAGACTTCATCTCGATGGCATAATGGTCTATAATAGCCATTGAGGTGATTTCTATGGATTATGGTATCTACAAAAATGTACGAGACGCAAGCTGGCAGTGTCTGATCGACTGCGGCGTATCTGCGCTACCGGTCAGACCTGTGCAAATCGCACTGCATTATGGCGTGGAATGCTTGGATTATGCTCCGCTGTTGCAAAGCGGTGAATCTGGCAAGATCATACGGCGAACAGACAGCAGGGTGCAGATCATGCTGAACCCAAACCAGCCTGCTCCCCGAAAACGCTTTACCATTTTACACGAACTAGGACACTATCTTCTCGGACATCTGGGAGATGAACCGCTGCCACGCAGCTATAGCATCATCACACAGCCAGAAGAGTATGCGGCGGAGCGTTTTGCAGTGGGCGTGCTTATGCCTGCATGCGTTCTGTGGGGCTTGCAAGCATTTGATTCGGATGCGATAGCTGCACTCTGTAATGTGTCTCAGTCAGCCGCACAGCGCCGCTCAGAGCGTATGCAGATTCTTCGGGAAAGAGATAAGTTTCTGACAAGCCCGTTGGAACGGCAAGTTTATCAGCAGTTTCAGGATTTTATCCGTTCGACAAAATCGGATAAACTGCATTGATACTTCTGTTCTAAAAAACCGCCGCCCTGCCAGAATCAGCAGAGCGGCACTGTACATAATTATTTTACATTTAAATTTTTCCAAAACCTCTTGACAATACGTAATACGTATGGCATAATGGTATTGTACTCAGGAAGATGAGTACAATACCGGGGCAAGCGGGTATAGGAAGGAGGTTCAAATGGAAGAAATGACAGACAAGCAGATGGAAGTAATTCTGAATCTTGTGGCTGACAAATTTGCGGCTTGCAAGGACATGGACGAAGTCAAAAAGGCAATCCAGGAAGTCAGAAACATGGCAAAAAAAGATAAGCCCACCGAATAAACGATAGGCTTACACACACAAACACAGAAGAGCGGTTCTTGCCACCGCTTTTTTGTGCTATCTCATTATACCACACTTCCCCGACTTTGGCAAGATGATTTTTGGAAAAGAGGTGCTGCATGACACCGCAAAAGAAATACGATCTGGCAAACACAAAAACGTACACGATCAAGGTTGTAAAGACAACGGAAAAAGACATCATGGATAAGCTTGACAGCGTACCCAACAAAGCCGGATACATCAAATCACTGATACGAAAAGACATTGAAGAGAATGGAGTATAAAAAAACCGCCCCACGGCAGCAACCATGGAGCGGTAAAAGGAGAACTATTGCAATAATAGCCCCTAAGACAGGTATATTATAGCACAGTCCTCCGAAAATTGCAAGTACTAGGAGGAATTTTTTTATGCAGGCAGCAGCTTATGCACGATACAGCACAGAACACCAGACCAGCAGCAGCATCGCCTATCAGATGCGGAAGATCGAGGAATACTGCGATTCTCACGGCATCACCGTATCCGCCCGCTATGCCGACGAGGCAATGAGCGGTACCAACACCCAGCGACCGGCGTTCCAGTCCCTCTGTCAGGACGCTGCGCTGCGGAAATTTGACGCTGTCGTGATCTACGACATCAGCCGTGGCAGCCGTGATGTTTCCGACTGGTTCGGTTTCCGGAAGCAAATGGCAGTCCTTGGCGTACAGGTCATTTCCGTGGAAGATCACATCGGCGATATCCTCAACCCTGCGGACTATCTGACGGAACTGATTACCGTGGGACTGGGGCAGCACCACGTCCTCACCAGCCGGCAGAAGTCCATGGACAGCATCGCCACCAAGGCAAAGACCGGTCAGTTTCTGGGAGGCACGCCCAACTACGGCTATGACATTGTAGACGGCAGATATGTCATCAATCCGGCAGAGGCAGAGATCGTCCGAAAAATCTACCGGATGTACGCTGCCGGCAAGAGCTACGGCGAAATCCTCAGCGCCATTGGCGAAGTCCGTGGACGGCGTGGCAAGGTCATGGGGAAAAACAGCC